CTTCGTTATGGAGGCAGAGTCCTTCTGTATGCAGCAATTAACTAAAGATAAGATGATCGGGGCAAAATACCTAGATCTATATCTTGAGTATAGACACCTGCTTAATCACAACCATAAGTTGCAGTACGGAAAGCAGTATATCGGCGGGAAGATTATCACCACTACACCGCCGCCGAATAAGTGGGATCTTCGGGAGAATGGGGGAGATGATGAAGATTCAGCCCACCATAAGCCGGAATATTCACTGGCCGCAGCTACGTTCAAACTTCTAGGAAAGGTCATTGATGCTGGGGAGAAGGAGGAGGCAAGGGGGATCATAATCCGGGGGGATGCGGAGGAGATTGAAGGCAACCGCCAAAGGATACTAGACTACTGCAAGTCGGATATTTCAAACTTAAGAGAAATGCTTATAGCCATTAAGAAAGAATATTCAGACTTGGGCCTAAAAGGATTTAGCTGGATTAGAGGGGCATTGCTCCGGGGGTCTTATGCGAGGTCTACTGCACAAATGACCGCACTAGGATACCCGGTCAATACGGATAAATTAAGGAAGTTTGTGGCTAACTCCAAAGAGATTATGAATGCCTCAGCCTTGGCAACTAATCAAGTGGCGGAGAAGGAAGGATATAAGCCGTTTAGGTGGAACAAGAAAGAGCTTGGTTACAATATGAACACAAAAGAGGTTAAAAGGTTCATAGCCTCTTTAGACATCCCCACTTGGCGAAAGACCCCGCAAGGGGCTTATCAAATATCAACCGATGCTTTTTGGGATCACTTCACTGATGAGTCAGAGGGATTCGCTGGGGCGTTTGTAAGACACCTATACACGAAAAAGTCTCTTAACGGGTTCCTTCCGCAGAAAGCAGGCTCTAAGAAAAGAAACTTCTTTGACTACCTAGGCAGGGATGGAAGGGTTAGGCCCATGATGGGGATCTACGGCAGCCAAGCTTCTAGGAGCCAGCCGGCCGCAACCGGGTTCATACCGCTCAAAGCCCACTGGATGAGAAACTTCATAGAAGCCCCGGAGGGCAAGGCAATTTGCGGGATAGACTACTCCTCCCAGGAATTTCTAATTTCTGCAATTATGTCACAAGATAGGGCAATGATGGCCGCCTATGCTTCCGGTGACGTTTATACAGCATTTGGTAAAGACGCTAATATTATCCCCAAAGACGGGAATAAGCATACACATAAAAAGGAAAGAGACTTCTGTAAGGCTCTAGTGCTGGGTATGTCTTATGACATGACTTATAAGGGCATGGCCCCGAGACTATCGAGAGAAGCGAAAAGGACTGTTACAGACGATGAGGCACAAAAATATATAGACCTTTTCTACAATACTTATTCAGACTTTGAAGACTGGAAGGCAGAAGTCCAGGAAGAATATCGAGATACCGGAAAGTTAAAACTAGCGGATGATTGGTACATGTGGAGAGATAACGATAACTTCCGCTCAGTAGGTAACTTTCCTGTGCAGGGAGCCGGGGCAGTAATCATGCGAGAAGCTGTTAAACTAGCACAAAAACATGGGCTAGATGTAATTTATACCTTGCACGATGCTATCTATATAGAGTATCAATCTTACGAGTTCGACAGTGTAGAACTACTCAAAAAAGTCATGATAGTTGCATTTGACAAAGTAATGTCTAGGTATGGCAAGACAATTGCAGTTAGAGTTGAAGGCGAGACTTGGAGTAGAGACTATTTAGACTGTAGAGAGTCAGTTCCAGATGTAGAAATCTTAGTAGAGTATGTAGACGGAAAGGGTAAAAGCGATCTCGAAAGATATCGGCCTTTCTTTCAGTAATAGTAACAGTTTAGAAATGGAGAATTGGAAATGGGTTACAAAAAAGTGTCAGGAAGAATTAAGTTTTGGAAGTTGAACGAAACTTCACCGGGTGAAGTGCTAGTTAATGACGGTATCTATATCGGAGAAGAAGCTGGAAAGTTTGGTCCTCAGTATAGATTTAGAGAGCCGGATCAGTTTGTTGTTCTTTCCGGCCGTCAGTTAGGATGGTTACTTGATAACTATGCTAGTCCAGGGGATAAATGCCGGGTTATCTATGCCGGTCAAGAAATCCTTACCAAGGGGACATTCAAAGGGAAGCCGGTACACCAGTTTGAATTAGAATTAGCCGATGATGAGGCTGCTTCCCCAGTTGAGACTATCGAGCAACCTGTAGAAGTGGCGGAAGTCACTGAAGAGGTTACGCCCGAGCCTGCCAAAACAGTCTCTAAAGCAGTTAAAGAACCAAAGGCTAAGGTTAGTCCAAAATTAGTTGTGGCTGAAGATGTTGCCCCCGAGCCTAAGAAAACTAGGATTGTAAAATCCGGTAAAGAGGCACCGAAGGCGATCAACTGGGACGCTGAAGATATCGAGTTGTAATATGACTGACACAATACAGCAGACGGAGAGGGCTATCAGCCCCTCCGGGATTAATGCATACTTGTCTTGTCAGCGGAAATACTGGCATAGATACGTTGCCAAGACTGAGCCGGACAATATTCCAGATAGTGAAGCACTTAACGTCGGCAAGGCATTTCACCAAGTTCTTGAAGATCGGGGACATGAGTTGGACGGCCTCTCGATGAGAGAAGTTGCCAAGGCGTGTGAGGCTAATAGCTTAGACGAGAGTTTCTGTCCGATGATCTTCGCTATGCTTGCAAGCTATCGGACAATGCATAAGCAGTCAGGGTTAAAGGCAGTGGCTTGCGAAGTCAATATAGACTCTAGTGATCTATATGGCTTCGTAGACGTTATCCTTGCCGACCCTAAGACTAGGCACTGGTGGATTGGCGACATGAAGACAGCCTCCAGTTATTCTAAGATGCTTCAGGCTACACTATCGAGGCACTTGCAGTTAAATGCCTATTCTCTCTATGCTAAAGACTTGGCCGAGGCATTTGGACTAGATCCGAAGCTCTACCGGGGAGTAAGGTATCGCCTTACTACTAAGTCTAAGCTAAAGAGAAAAGATGGCGAGGCAATGCAGCCCTACTTCGATCGGCTTCAGATGGCTATCCAGTCATTTGATTTTCCGATTAACGAATGGGAAATGGATGCAAAAGGCACCCTATCTCTGATTAAGAGAGTTAATTTACTCACTAAGTCTAAAGATGCAGACGATTACTTGTGCAACCAAGGTAACTGTACGGCCTACTATCGCCCGTGTGAATATTTTAGTAAGTGCCATGGTAATGAATTTTTCGAGGCTTAAAAATGTCTACACTGTTTCCATTCCAGGAAAGATTAGTTGAGCAGCACTTGAAGGCAAGGTATTCAATAGACCATAGTGTAATGGGGGCAGGTAAGACTAAGATAGCACTACATGCAGCGAAAAGAGCCGGGCTAAGAACAATTGTGTTCGGCCCGGCATTCTTGGAGTCAAATTGGAAGTATGAAGCAAAGTTAGAAGGCGTAGAGATAACTTACTATAAATACTCTATGGTAAAGAATGTAGACAGGAACAAGCTAAGCAATGAGGCATTTTGGATAGTAGATGAGTGTCACATGCTCAAAACTCCAAAAGCTCAAAGAACTATGGCATTTTACGGGTTGCTGGTTAACGTTCAGCCAAAATATTTTCTTGGCCTTACAGGTACCCCAATTAAGAATAGAGTTCCGGACATTTGGACATTATTAGGGTTTTGCTCTAAATGCCCGGAGCCTACGAATGGAAAGAGACTAGAGGGAGAATTGAGGAAGTTTTTCTCCTTCTCATCCTACTTTTGCTACGCCAATCAATTTGAAATTTACGGCCGAGTGGTAACTAAGTTCGAGGGGATACAGCCAGAAAAAATAGGCGAGTTAAAAAGCCTATTGGCCGGAAAGTTCTTTGCAGCCAAGGCAGAGGAAGCACTAAGGGATCTTCCTGAGTTAATTAGGAAGCCAGTTATCTTAGATCTTAAGAATCCTCCAGTGGGATATGCAGAAGCCTTTGAAGAATTTTTACTTGGTGGGAAAATAGACATAGCAGCTAAGACTAGAAGCGCCCTGTTCAAAGCAAAGGCGACTGCTGAATATGTTAAGAGTCTGGCTGAGGAAGTAGATACTCCGATACTTGTCTTCACTGACCATAGGGCCTCGGCGATGGAGATTAAGTTACATATACCTAAACTAAATGTGGCTGTATGTACCGGGGAGACTCCTCCATGTTTTCGGGCTACGTTAGTCGATAAATTTCAAGCAGGAAAGATAGATGTATTAATCGCTACCATTGGCAGCCTGTCGGTAGGCGTAACCCTTACGGCCGCCACTAATGTAGTTTTCAATGACTTGTCTTGGGTTCCGGCAGACAATGACCAGGCAGAAAAAAGGATACACCGAATAGGGCAATCAAGTAGGTGTATCGCTCACTATATATTTAGTTCCCATGTAGATAAACACATCTATGAAATGCTAAGAAGTAAGAAGTCAGCAATTGCATCAGCGATAGGGGAGTAAAGAATGGGCAAGTATGTCATTGTAAGAACATTAAGCGCCGGAGTTTTTGCCGGCAATTTAGAGTCAAGAAAAGGGCAGGAAGTAGTTTTAAGGAATGCTAGGCGTATTTGGTATTGGGCAGGAGCAGCGACACTTAGCCAGCTAGCTATTGATGGGACTGTTAGGCCGGAAGCATGCAAATTCCCGGCCGCTGTCGATACTGTTCTACTGCTACAGGCAATAGAGATTATTGATTGTACTCCAAAGGCGGAAGCCTCGATTAAGAGTGTACGAATATGGAAAGCATAGGACAATTTGAAATAGGTACAGGAGATGGGGCAGGGGAAGAAGACTGTACCGGATGGGGGAAAGGAAAAGGCTCAGGGTTCGGGGATGAAGCAAAATTAGGGTTTGGCTCTGGAACAGGGGCAGCTAATGGGACTGGGTTCGACCCTGCTAATGGGTTTGGACTAGGTGACGGAAGCGGAGACGGTCAAGAAGCAGAAATAGGATACGGATAATCAACCTAAAACAGGAGCAGGCAGCATGGCTTTAGAAGTTTTAAAAGGGGTTGAG